GTTGTAGTCGGTGGTAATTCTGCAGGTATTATCTCAGGTAATTCTGCTACGGAGCTTCAAATTAATGGGATCGTAAAAAAAATAGGTGAAGGTGATCCAAAAGAAGGTGATGTATTGTCTTGGAATGATTCATTGAAAAGGGTTGGTTGGGTAGAACCCATAGCTCAACCACCTTTAGGAGTAACAACCACAAATATATACATCAAGTCAGACCAATTCAAAACATGGAGTAGTAGTAGTATACAAACTTATTCTAGGGATTTACTAGGAAGCGTTCAGCCTAGTAGTTATGCAAGTAGAACAAAAGTATATGCAAGTACTTTTATACCTTCAGGCTATAAGGTTACTGCATTTAATGTACATTCTAGCCAAAATAGAAGCATACAAGCCTACACTAGTAGAGTTATAGATGATGGTACTACATTAAGAGGTTCAGGCTCTGCTAATACGTTACAAATAATAACCGCATGGACTGCGGTAGATGGGCAGTATTTCACTATTACCTATGAAATAGGAGCTAGTACTGATGAGATTTACGGAGCAACAATAGACATAATAAAAATATGATAAACGAAGTTATTAAAGGTATTTGTCAAGGCAAAATAAAACCTACTAAGGAAAATGAAATAGCATTTGGTAAGTATGAATATCCTAAAAGCGTTAAGAAGGCTTGGGATCAAATAAAAGAATTATGGCGCAAGAAGTAACATTAGATTTAGTTGCGAAAGTAGACAAAGCTATCGCAGATATTCAGAAGTTAAAAAATAAAACTAAGGAAGCTAAAGAAGAACAGGGTTTATTTGCAGATCAAACTGATAAACTTAAAAAATCTTTTAGTAAATTAAAAGGTGGAGTAGGTAAAGCTGTGAAATCTTTCAAGACGCTGAAGGGTGCTATAATCAGTACAGGTATTGGTGTGTTAGTGATTGCATTCGGTTTGCTTGTAACGTACTTCACTAAATCTAAGGAAGGGAGTGAGAAGCTAGATGCTATTATGGCAGGTCTTGGTGCTACGGTTTCTGTTCTTACTGATAGGATCATTGCATTCGGTAAGGGTATGTTAGCTTTTTTTAGAGGAGATTTCTCTGAAGGTTTAAAAGCTATAAAAAATTCAGTAAGTGGTATAGGAGCTGAAATTGCTGCCGAAGCAGAAACAGCTTTTACATTGACTGAGCGATTGCAAGATATAGCAGATGCCGAACGTGATATGGCAGTAGCAAGGGCTGAAAATCTACTTGCTGTCAAACGATTAGACGCTGCTATTGATGACATTACCAATTCAGAACAAGTAAGGATAGACGCTGCTACGAAAGCGCAGGAATTACTTAATGAAAACGCAGACGCAGAACTTGCTTTACTTACTGAAAAGCTAGAAATCATGCAGATTTTAGACGCTCAGGGTGATTCAAGTGCTGAAGACCTACAAGAAATAGCAGATTTGCAGGTTGCTATTGCGAATGCTGATGCTGCTCGTGTGGATATGGCTAAGACATTTAATACTAAATTAAACGGTATTACCGAAGCTAGAAGGTCAAGAGAAGAAGCATCAAGGGTTAAGAGAGAAGCAGATGCTTTAATTGAAAGTGAGCGATTAGTAAAAGAAGCTGAAGATCGAGAAACTGCTATTGATGTAATCACAAATAGATTCAAAGTAGCAAGAGATGAAACAGAATTAGAAGCAGTTGAAACAGAAAAGCAAAAGCAATTAGAAGAATTAGATAGGTTAAAAGCTACCGAAGAAGAAAAAGCAAGTGTACGAGCGTTCTTTAGTGCTAAAACTGTTGAAATATTAAAAACACAAGCAAAGAAAGAAGAAGATTTAGAAAAAGCTAAAGTACAAGCAACTAAAGATACTAACGATGCTACACTTTCTGCGGTTGGAAGCCTTGCAGGATCATTAGGTAAATTAGCAGGAGATTCAAAAGGATTGGCGATTGGTGAAGCTACTATATCTACTTATTTAGGTGCTACTAAAGCATTAGCAGCAGGCGCAGGAACTCCTGTTGGTTACATAAATGCTGCTGCAATTATAGCAACAGGTTTGGCTAACGTGAAATCTATAATAAATACAGACGTAGGAAGCGGAGGTGGTGGAAGCGTTCCAAATGCAGGTCAAGTAGGAGAAAACATAGCTGCTTCTATACCTGCTGCTACGGGCTTAGGTGATGTAGTCGGATCAATAAATAGTCAAGGGCAGCAACCTATGGAAGCCTATGTAATTAGTCAAACAGTAACAGATAGCCAAGAAGCACAATCTTATATTAATAACCAAAGAACCCTATAAAATGAAAGTAGTTGAATTTGTAATAAACGAGCAGGAAGATGATTTCGGAGTATTCGCAATTAGTCTAGTAGATAAACCTGCGATAGAAGAAAATTTCATGTATTTTACTGAAGCAAAGCAAACATTTGCCACGATAGATACAGAAGAACGAATTGTAATGGGTGCAGTTATGATACCTGATTTAGAAATAATGCGTATAGATGAGAACGGTGAAAAGTATAAATGCTTCTTTTCTAAGGAAACGGTTAAGCGAGTAAGCCAATTATATATGCTTAATTCTAAACATCAAAACACTACCATTGATCATGCAAGGACTGTAAATGGAATTACAACTATTGAAACGTGGTTGGTGGCAGATTCAAAATTTGATAAAACTCAGGCTTTCGGATTGGAATATCCCGTAGGTACATGGGTAGCAACTATGAAAATAGATAATGAAGATGTTTGGCAAAATTATATTAAAGAAGGGATCGTTAAAGGTTTTTCTGTGGAAGGTTATTTCAATGAAAAGCAACAAGAAATGAGCGAAGATTCTACCTTAGAAGCTATAAGACAAATCATTATAAAAGACGAAAACGCAACAAACTAACTATAATACTATTTATAATAAAAGACACACATGGAAACATTGAGTAAAATTAAGGTTCTTTTAGGAATGCAGGAGGTAACTCCCGTAGAATTAGAAGAAGCAAAAGAGCAAATGAAGTTTGAGGACATCGCTTTAGAAGATGGTACTATTGTTAGTGCTGATGCTTTGGAAGTTGGTGCTTCTATTTTCATTATGGTCGAAGAAGAAAAGCAGCCTTTACCTATTGGTGAATATGCTTTAGCTGATGGATCTCTTTTGATTGTTATTGAAGAAGGTATAATTGCCGAAATCAAAGCAGTTGAGGAAGAACCAAAAGAGAAAGAAGAAGAAGTTGTAGAAGAAGAAATGTCTACTAATGACAATTCAAAATCTGCACTTATAGAAACTATCGGATTGCTAGAAAATTTAGTTCAAGAATTTGCTGCTATTAAAGAAGAATTTGCTGCTTTAAAAAGTGAAGCAAAAGAAAATGCTACTAAAGTAGAAGCGTTTGAAAAAGTAGGCGAAGAAGTAAAACCAAATCCTGAAGGAAACTTTAGTAAATCAAAAGAATTAACTCAATTAGAATTTAGTAACCTTACTCCTCAGAGTAGAGTACAATACTTAATTAACAAAAATAAATAAAAAATTATGGCAGATTCAATTAATGGAGCTTATGTAGGCGAAGACGCAGCAGGTTTTATTTCAGCATCACTTTTAAGTGGTGAAACATTATCAAAAGGAAATATTACTATTCTTCCTAACGTAAGTTACAGCGTAAATTTAAAGAAATTTGATCTTTCTGCTTCTTCAGTAGTAGATGCTACTTGTGATTTCACAGATGCAGGAGATGTAACTTATGACGACAAACCGCTTACTCCTAAGAATTTAGGATTGAACAAACAACTTTGTAAAAAAGAATGGTTGTCTACTTTTGCAGGAGCGCAAATGAGAGCAGGAGTTGATGCTACACTTCCTTCAAACTTCCAAGAATATATTATTGGTCAAGCAGGAGCAGTAGTAGGTCAAGAAATGGAAAAGTCAATTTGGCAAGGTGCAAAAGCTACCTCAGGTGAATTTGATGGATTCCAAGCGTTAGCTTTAGCAGATGCAGCAGTTGTAGATGTAGGAGCTACTACTTTATCGGCAGCAAATATTGTAGCTGAATTAGGTAAAGTAAGAGATGCTATTTTAGATGCAAATTACGGACAAGAAGATTTAGGTATTTACTTAGGTACTGCTGCAATGAAATTCTATATTTCAGCACAAGCTGCTTTAGGTTACCAAGATACTTACCATGCAGGAGTAACAGATGCTAATTTTGAAGGAACTAAATTAATTTTAGCTTCAGGAATGGGTGCAAATAAAATGATCGCAGCACGTAAATCTAACTTATTCTTCGCTACCGATTTAGTAACTGATATGGCTGAAGTTCGTGTATTAGACATGACGCCAACAGATGGTTCAGATAATGTACGTTTAGTGATGAAATGGAACGCAGGTGTAGGTTTTGCAAACGGTTCAGACATCGTATACTACAACGCATAATATTAATTAATAGAGGGAGTTTAATCGCTCCCTCTTATTTAAACATAAAAGATATATGGCTTGTTTAGTAGCAAACGGTAGGGCTTTAGAATGTCGAGAGAGCATCGGTGGAATAAGAAACGTTTACTTTGTGAACAACAATGTAATGGGAGCTTACGATATTGATGACGATGGAGAATTAGATGATTTAGGTGCTGCAAGTTCAGCGTATAAGTACGAACTTAATCCACAATCCTCAGACTTTGACGAAGCAATTACTGTATCAGAAGAAAACGGAACGGTGTTTTATGAGCAAACTATTAATTTAGCTTTGCCTAATTTATCTAAATCTGCTTTGAAAAACCTTAAAGTATTAGCTCAGGGAAGATTTCAAATCTTTGTAGAAGATAATAACATTAATGAAGCAACAGGTTTTGGTGATTTATACCTTGCAGGTGCTTACAATGGAATGACTGTAACGGGTGGTAACATCGGACGAGGAAAAGCGTTTGGTGATATGAGTGGTTATAACCTAACTTTAGTAGGTAGGGAACAACGTGCTGCACTTTCAGTAGTACCGAGTGCAGATGTAGCAGACACAATATTTGGCGGACTTACAACGCTTGCAAATGTACCTTCAATAGTTACTTCTTAAAAAGAAATTATAATTCAATACTAAAGCTCTACTTAACGGTAGGGCTTTTTTTATGCAAACAAAACAAAACGAGGAAATTACTATTTATATATATACACACTTAAACAAAGAAGATGCCTACAAATTTAATAGTAAGACAAGGAACAACAGGAGCGATAGTTACTCCAAGTGATGCAACTGATATAGTAGGTGCTTCGGCAAATACTCCCTGTGCTTTATTCGTAGGAACGGGTGGAGATGTAGAAGTAATCACTTTAGGTGGATCAACTTTGATCTATAAAAATATTGCAGATGGTACATTTATGCCTGTACAAGTTACAAGGGTGAAAGCAACAAACACTACTGCTTCAGACATTTTATCTCAATTTTAAGGTATGATTAATGCCATACAAAATTCAATTGGTGCTTTAGCCAAAAGGCTAGGCATCGTAAATAAGAACCTCCAAATGTGGTTAGGCTTTTATAAGTCTGATGTCATAGGGAAGGAGTTGAACGACCAAACTTGGAGCGCTAACGGTGGGTGGAGTGTTTTAAATGGAGTTGCTTCAAACGATGGTAGTGGAAGTACTTTAACGAATGATATTTTAACTATTGGAGAAGTATATAAAGTAACCGTTAAGTTAGCAACCTATACAAGTGGTACATTTTCTGTATTATTAGGTAGTGGAACTGAGTCAGAAACATTCAATGGCTTAGATGAATTTACTTTTATAGGGGTTTGTTCAGGGGATGCTTACGCAAGAATAAGCTCTACAAATGGAATAGGTTCGGTTGCAATTTCAAACATCTCCATAAAAGAAGTAACTCAATTTGTTAAAGACAAATCGACCAACTCGAACGATGCGAAGTTGTTTACAGGTAAGGCACTGGAGTTTAATGGGAATGATAACATTCAAATAACTAGTTCAGGTGCTAATCAAATGGGCATAAGTGATTTCACTATAG